ACTTTGCACCGCCACCAAATATGGAACTGCGTGCACGGAGTGCGAGTCGGACGACTGCTCGTGGGAACCGGCCGACCCAGAGATCCTCTGGGGGAAGGTGAGAGGCTGATGCCCATCGGAGAGACCCCGGAGATGTACCACCACCTTGTCGCGAGGCTTGCGATCGAGTCGATCAGCGCGCACCCGTTGGCGGTGTACGTCTTCACCCAGAGAGAGCTTCACGCGCTCCTCGTGAAAGTGGCCAAGCAAGTAGCAGAGGACCTTTACTGATGAATCTGTACCACTTCACAAACCCGCCAGGAGCCGCCCGGATCGGCGAAGTCGGCTACCTCAAGCCCGGCTACCTCGGCTTCGTCTGGCTGACCGGCGACGGCCGCCCGCAACCGAAGTTCCACGGCCTGCCCGAGGACTACACGGTGCGCTACCTGGCTGACCCGAAGAACGAAGTGCTCGAAGTCTTCGAATGGTTCGACGCGCAGAAGACGATCGACATGAACGACTGGGCGCACCTCGAGCTTCTCGACGACGTGAAGCCCGGCTCATGGTTCGTGTCCGTCCGACCCGTCCGGGCCCTGCACCACCCGCTCGCCACGCTGGCCTAGCGTCTAGCGGCGCTGGACGCTACGGTGCGACAGTGCTGGTGGTCGAGAGGACCCCGGTGTTGCTGACAGCCAGCTTCCAGAAGGAGCCATTGGGTGCCACAACGATCACGTCGCCCGAGATGACGACCGGGTCCGCGACCGTCCCGGTGCCCGTGATCTTTGCCCGGAACGTCGTCGTGTTCCCGACTTTCACCTGACGGAAGACCGTGTCCCCCGTGGTGTCGCGGGAGATCACGAACGGGTTCGAGGCCGTGCCTGTACCCGTGACGGTGATCCCGGTGCCCGACTTGATCGTGCATCCACAGATCGACCCCTTGCAGCCACAGTCCTTGGACATCGTCACGAACCTTTCGGAAAGATGAAGACGTCCCCGACCGCCGGGCTGGCCGGCTTCGTGGAGGACGAGGTGGCGGTGGTGATTCTCTTGCCGTTGATCTTGCCGACGCTGAGGTTCTGCGGGTCCTGGATGTCGGTAGACAAGTGACTGTGCGACACCGGGGGGAAGCTCAGCGGCTTGCCCGAGATGACATCCCACGAGACGCTGGTGATGGACACTGGCTTTACCCGGAGCACACCCGTCGAGTCGATGTAGGTCGGCTGGCCGGACGTCGTGTCCGTGCCGAGGCCGGCAAGCTCACCCGTCCCCCACGTGGCCGCGACAGCCACCTTGAGCGGGGTGGACACGGCGCCGGTCCCGAGGATCCCGCCGGTCACGTTGACTGCACCCGGGTTCGCCGGAGGCGGCCCGAACTCCCAGTGGTCTGTGACGTACAGCGGGACGTCCCCGTTGTTCGGCCCGGCCGGGTCTTGGATGTCCGCGATGTTGGCCATCTTGATCGCGGCCTGAGCTTTGAGGATGAACGGGTCACCCGGGTTCCCGGAGCCGGTCAGCTGCAGGTCGACGGTGTCGCTGTCGCGGACGGACAGGGACTCCGAGAAGTCGAGGACGGTGGTGGTCACGATGTACGGGTCGGCCGCAGTCCCGGAGCCGGAGACGTCGATGCCAGCCCCGGGGCGCACAATCAGTTCATCGGTGTTGCAGCAGCCCGCAGTAGTCTTCGGCATCAGGTCTCCTCGTTGAACCTAGGTTACTGGCTGATGTCGTCGAACTCGTCTTTGTGTGGTTCCATTTTTACGCCTGTCGGTTTGTGCCGGCGGGACGTCAGACGGCTCAAGCTGGACGGGACGCGCCGCTCGCGCTGTCGCAAGTCGATCGGGTTGTTCCCCTGCAGCCAGTTGGAGATCAAGGTCCAGAGCAGCCCGAGAGTGGAGGCGAAGACGTAGGTGTAGATGCAGGCCTTGATGATGTCGCGGTACGGCCAGTCGCCGCCGGTCGCCTTCGTGATGATGGTGAACCAGAGGATCGCGACGAGGCCTGCGACGAAGCCGAGGACGGCTTGGCCAGACCGGGTGGCGCGCCAGTTGAAAAAGGCGCCGTAAGTGAACGTGAAGAGGACGACGGCGAAACCTGCGAGCAGGATCATCACGTTCGAGTAATGGTCCCAGCCGGTCAGCTGGGGCTGAATGTACGGAGGGAACTTCATCATGCCTTCTTACGTGGAGTGGTGGAGATGCTGAACTCTCCACCGAAGCCATTACGCTGACGACGCTCGGCAACCACGGAGACAATTGATTCTACCCACCCCCTCTGCTCCTCCAAGCGGACCTTCGCTGTGTCGGCCTGGATCCGGGAGGTGCGAGCTTCGGCGATGTCCATCTGCAGATCGGCGAGCTCTTGCGCTTTACGACCCATGACCTTCTCCTCCGTTGACCTCATTGTGCCCTGAATTGGGGGTAGTTCCCTGGGTAAGGGGGACCTTGGAGAAGAAGTCGCCGACGATCTTGAGTTCCGGAGCCATGAGAGAAACTTGCCCGCTGGCCTCATGCGCTACATCCTCCCAACTTTTTCGCCCTGCTCTCTCTTCGTCGCGGCTGTCCTTTAAGAGGGAAACGATCTCGTCATGCTGACGCTTCGTGTAGAGCCTGCCCGTGTTGAACAGGATGAACAAGAGGGCGATCATACCCAACGCCAGCCCGACAGGAGTCAGGCTCCAAATCCCCGAGAATGGGTCCATAATCCCCAACAGCCCTTTCGTTCACCTGATAGTACGTGCTGGCAAAACAGAACCCCCGGTCAAAAGCGACTGGGGGTTCCGTGTCGAACGGGGGACCTACGGGGTGGTGTTGCTGGTGTCCCCCACATCGGGGACAGTGGACAGGTCGGGGGCCAGAGCCGGGGCGGTCTTGACGAGCGAAGCCGTCCCGTCGCTGGTCGCGGTGCCGGCGACGATTGCCTTGAGCAGCGAGAGGATAGAGGCGACTGCGGTGATGCTGCCGGTCTGCTCCCAGTTGATCCCGCCGAGCGTGGCAGTGACGCCGATGGTGGCGATCGCCGACTGAGCGGCCGTGGAAAGAACCCGCTCGGCGGTGTCCTTCCAGAACACGAGGGTGGTGATCGAGCTCATGGTTCAGTCCTTCTTCTGAGCGGTGCCGTTGACGATGGCCTTGTAGTCCGGTTGAGCCTGCAGCCAGGCGTCGAACTTGACCTTGTTCCCACCGAGCGCGTAGATGCGGAGGGCCGCACGCTTCTGCGTCGGGGTGATGGTGAGCGACTTGCCGAGACGAGCCTTCACGACCGATTCCGCCTCAGCGGTCACGTTGTGAATCCACACCCCGTCGGATGCGAGCGACTGCGAGATCGCCGCTGCGACCTTCGCGTTGTCGATGTCTACCTGTGCCATTTCTGCCTCTTCCGGAGCGGGGAACGTCTGTTCCAAAGTGAGTGTAGCGGGAGCGATCTGCGTTGCGCGGGACATATCGACGTCGAAGTGCCACCACTCCGGACGGGAGAAGAACTGCCCCGTCCAGATGACCCCGAGCACGGCCCCCTGGTCGACGACAAACTGGTGCTCGGTGACGGTGAGCACCTCGCCACCCCGAGTCCCGAGGTCGGCGGCACCTGCCCGGCTGGCGTCGTGGGTGGAGTAGTAGAGCGCCGCAGCGAGGGCTGCCCATGGGGATCCGAACTGGACGTAGTGGAGGTAGGCCGCGCGCAGCTTCTCCTGACGGGGACGGGAGCGGATGCCCTCGTTGACCTCGAGCTCGTAGCCGAACTGCAGGTGGAAGCGCCGCTTGAGCTCGAGCACCTGCCGGCCAGGCACGTCGGCCATGGTCTGCATGACGCCATACACCGCGCCGTCGCCAGGTGCGCCGTAGCGCGAGATTCCTACGTCAACCATGGGATCGTCCTTTCCGGGATGGGCTCAGATTACCTCAGTCGCGCAGAAACGCGACGAAAGCGTGGGTCCGAAGGTAGGTCTGTGTCGCCTCGGTGACAGCGCCAGCCGTGGTGCCGAAGTAGAAGCTCAGTACGTCGTCGTCCTGCAACCTGATCTGATCCCGAAACTGGGCATTCAGGAAGGACGGGTTGGTGATCGCGGCCGTCGTGATAGGAAAGTCCCCCCGGCTGACGGCAGTCCCGTTCACCCGGACTTCGATGAACGCGGACGTGCCCGCGACCGAGGATCCGTTCGTGGCGAAAGGGAAGAACCCCTGCACCTCATACCAGCCCTCCTTCGGGATGGTGAAGTGAATGTTGTCTGGGTCAGGCGTGGTCCCGCCGGACACGTCGATCTGAGTGAAGACGATGTTGCTTGCCGGGGAGCCGACGGACTGCGAGACGTTCCGACTGGCGATGATCCCCGGCTTCCACGCCGGCCGCTCAGCCGAACCAAGGCGCCGCTCGATCGACTGCATCCACCCGCCCATCTCCCGCGGCGACATGTTCACAGCTGCACCCCGTCCGCGTCATCCGGGCTGGCCGTCGTGATCAGGTCGGCCGTGATGCTCTCGCCGCTGGCGTCGATCGTCCAGTCCACCTTGTCGATGCGGTGCATCTGGCTGATCTCCCGCACGTTGAGGCGAGCGACGATAGGGGCGAAGCGACCGGGCACAAGGTCGTCGATCTGCCAGACACCCTTGGGATTGATCTGGGTGGAGGCCGGGATGTTGATCACGACCGGGGCGGGATTGCGGCCGAACGAGTTCCGCTTCGCCTGGTCTACGAGAGCCTGCTGGGTGGGGAGCGGGCCGCCCGTGGTGGCGTTGTAGGCGTTGTAGAGAAGCTCGATCTCGCCGTAGTAGGGGTCATTCCCGCCGAGAGTCGCGACACCCCCTTGGCCATCCGTGACCACGTTCAGGGTGGCAAGCTCCACGCCGTACTCGGTGACGTTGATGTCGCCGATGAAGTCGTTCTCCGTGACCTTCTGCATTTGACCGAACGGGGCACGCGACGTGTCCCACATGTGGAAGCCGCGGCCGACCATGGTGTAGTCGATCCCGCCTCGCGCAGCCAACTCGTCCAGGTGGGACCAGAGGTACTGGCTGTACCGGTCGGTGACAGCCGACGTCTTGGCATCGGTGGTCCACTGGTGGTTGTGGATGTGGCTCGTCAGGTTGTAGCCAAGCCCCTCTTTCCGAGCGAGTTCAGCCAGGGCAATCCGCTTGATCCGCGCAGTGGCGTACTCGTTGTGCGGGTAGGCGCTCGAGTAGCGGGCATGCATGACAGTGCGGTTCCAGTAGTGCAGCGTGTCCTTGGCCTCGAGTCCGAACGACCCGCGGACGGAAGGGATCAGGGTGATAGGCCCCTCCCACATCCGCTCCTGCTCCCGGAAGATCACGAGCTCGTGCCGGCCGGTGCGGATGCTCGCTAGGTTTGCGTGCTGGCTGTCCAGTTTGTCCGTGGGCACAGAGATGGCCGCAGTGGAGATGGCGTCCTTGATCCGCCCGAAGGTGAGCTTGTCGAAGCCTTTGATCGGGAAGAGGCGTACCATCCCCCCACGGTCGTAGATGTAGGCGGTGTAATCACCCGTGAGCTCGAAGGCCATTCCGGAGTCCTATTCGCGACGGTTGAGGTTCAGCCCGAACTGGAAGTCGGTCAGGGACGCCGTGGGCTGCACGTCGATGACCATCATGTACGGGATCTCGCAGGACAGCGTAGGCCAGGTGACCGGGCTTCCGTCCGTGCCGTAGAGCAAGAAGTCAGCTGGATCGTATCCGAGGCCACCGACATTCGCGAAGGCAGCCTCGGCCATCCCGTTGATCTGCAGCTGGGCATCCTGCACGAGGTAGCTGACCAGGTAGCCCCCGCAGAAGCTCAGCGGGTCGATGTCGTCTGGGGCGTAGCCGAAAGGGTTCGGGAAGAAACGCACCCGGACATTCCGCACGGCGGTCTGCAGGGTGTTGATCAGCACCGTCGGTAGGGTGTCAGCCCACGTCGCGATCTCCCCCGCCTCGATGGGGATGAAGTAGCGGCGCCAGCTGTACTGGGTGGTCAGCCCCGAGTTGGTGATTGCGGGCGGCGTCGGCGGTGCAGGCAGGACCGGCTGACTGGGATCGACCAAGAACTGAGTGGACGTGAGGGGCCGGCGAATCCGGTAGCTGTCCAGGCGGACGGCACGGTTGGTGTAGTCGTAGTGAAAGGTGAGGTCGTCGGGAGTGTTGCCGTCCCAGTAGGTGTTGTCCAGGGACTCGAAGAGGCACAGCCCATCCAAGCTGACCGTGGTGGACACGTTCGAGTTGACGAGCTCGACGTGGACGACAGCGAAGACGGCGCCGGGAGGGGCGAGGACACCCGTGAAGGCGAGACGCTGCCACACCCCGGCCACGATCGGGGTTGTCGGGGTGACGACAACCCACGAGGCACCGATGTCGTAGTAGCTGCTGTCCGACCAGACCAGCCGGAGACGAACCGGGGCACCAGCCCTGTTCGCGGTCACCCAGACACTTCCCGAGTAGAGGGCGCCAGGCTTCACGTTCGCGGGCTGACGCACGTCGCCCGTGTAGACCGTCGAGCCGGTGGTGGTGTAGACGGCCTGGCCGTAGACGGTCCCCAAGTTCGGGGCGGGCTGAGCACCCGCGGCGTAGTTCACCTGATTCAGCGCCGTCCCCGTGCTGCCCGGGGTGCCAGTGAGGATCCACGGCCCGATGTCCCCGTCGAATCCGCCGTTGGAGATGAGGTTGCGCTCGGTGTTCTGCGCGTCGACGATCAGCTTGTTGTAGAAGGACTTCGCCGCGGTGGGCGTCAAAACCTCGACGGTGTCGGAGAAGGCGCTGGGATTCTCGGCCGTGAAGAGGATCTCGATTTCGTAGACCGTGCCCCCGTAGAAGTTGTTCTTGGAGATGACGGTGGGGCCCGCCGTCGCCTTGACACTGTGGTAGGTCCGGCGGATCTGCCGCAGCTGCTCGGAGACGGGGATCGTCTGGTAGTAGTCCGAGGTGAAGAAGACGTTGGTCGCCTCCCCGGACAGCACCCGCAGGAAGGGGCGGAAGTCGGAGTCGTCCTCGGTGAACCCGAGAGGCTCCCCGTCGGTGTACCGCATGGTCGAAGCGGAGAAGTTTGGCCGACCCGTCCAGAGGATGTCGTAGCCAGGGATCGCCGTCGAGCCGTCGAAGTAGTCGAGGTTCTGGATGTCGCCGTGTTCGACAATCACCCGGCGGAAGTCGACCTGATTGGTCGACTTAATCCGCAGCTGAGACGCCTTGTAGTAGACGTCCGAGGAGATGATGAACTTCTGCCAGTCCGTCGTTGTGTTGACGGTCTGAGTGCCGAGGACACGCGAGTTGTTCGCGTCCCAGATTTCGATAGTGACCGGGGTCTGCGCGTCCGTACGAATCTCGACCGACCCGACCAGGGCACCCGGCAGAGTCGTGGTCAGCGTCGTCGACGCGGTGATCTGTGTGCTGCCCGTGGTGATGGCCTGAGAGGCGCCGGTCACGTTCCCGCCGACGTAGGAGTAGGTGACGCCACTGGCCGTGGGTAGGCCGCCGTCGAACCACGCAGACGTGCTCGTACCGCCGACCTCAGCCAGGAGGCTCCCGACGGTGATCGAGTCGTCGAAGGTGGCCAGGGTGACGGAGTAGCCAGCCCCGATCAGGCTCGGGTACTCGAGGTGGTTCCAACCGGACGACAAGCTCGGGTTGTCCCGGAACATCTCCTTGCCGAAGTTGTCCTCGAAGATGACAGTGAGGTTCGAGCCGAACAGCACATCGAAGGCGATCACCCCGACGTCGGACGAGTTCGGGCCGACGAAAGCCTTGGAGGCGAACAGCTGCACATCCGGGTCGTGGCCCGGGGCGGTGAAGGTGGCCGCCCGGCCGGAACGGGTGGAGAGGACGTCCACCGTGTTCGACGACTGCGCCGTTGCATTCGACATCCAGCCAGACGGGCCAGGCTGCAGCGTATCCCCGGCATCTGGGACCCAGTTGGTCCGCACGGTGCCCGCAGCGCTCGAGGTAGCGTGGAAGTAGCCCGCGTTCGACAGGTCAAGCTCGCGGGTGAGGTTCGGGGTGCCCGATGTGGCGGCCAGTGACCAGCCGATCGGGGCGACGTTCGGTGCCCCGTCCGGCACGGTGATCAGGTTCTTCCGGAAGACGACGATCGGGTCCGACTCCCACTCGATCGACGGGTCTTTGATCCCCATGCGCCCGTACGAGACGATGACGCCCTCGTTGCCGGCGTCGGCCGCGAGGATCCCGAAGCGCATGTGGCCCGGCTGGGTGACATCCCGGTCGGCGGGGATGCGGTAGATCAGCGGGGACTCGGTGGTGACGTGGGTGCCGACGGTGATCGTGTCCGATACGGTGTGCTGGCTCATGTCGTACAGCGGGTCGCACGCGTTCGGCTTGCCGAGGAAGAAGGTCATGTCCGAGGAGTTGCAGGAAGAGTCGTGGGTGGAGCACCCGATGTTCTTCACGACGGCTCGGAGCCAGGAGAGACCGGCCTCGGCACCCTCCTCATCCGCCGCGATCAGGAGGCCGTTGACCCGGAGCGGCCGTGACCCGTCGCGAGCAGCCCCGACGAAGCCACCCTGCAAGGTGCTCTCGGTGACTGAGGCAGTTCGGGTGGAGTTGCCGAACCCTTCCAGCGACTTCGGGTAGAGCCCGTAGAACTTGTGACTGGCAGTGTCGGCCGCGGAAACCCACTCGGCATCGTCGAGGACAGGCGAGGTGTACGGGGCGTCCTCGAGCGCGACGTGAAGGTCCATGTCGGCGACCTTCTGCAGCCCCATCTGGGGGAGCATGTGCTCGACGTACGTCTGCGTGCGCTCGGCGTTGATGAGCTCGATGCCACCGATGCTGAGCCAGTCGTCGTACAAGGTGATCTCCTAGTTGAGCAGGGAGACCAGGCGGTCCATGATCTGAGAGGCAGCCTGGCTCGGGTCGGGGGACGAGTGCTGGATCGTGATCGCACCGGCGGCGACGTTGATCTGCTTGCCACTCCCTGTGCCCACATTAGCGAGTCCCTGCGCGATCGCCGAGAGGCCACGGACGGACGGGTCGACTTGGGCGAGCGGACGGTTCAGCGGGACGACAGCCTCGAGGCCAGCCTCGCCGATGATGCGGTTCTGTGCGCCGTTGAACAGTCCACCGACCGCCGTCTTCCCGACACCGATTGTGGCACCCGGAGCACCAGGGGCCACGTTCTTCACGGGGGTGTTGTTGAGGCCAGCGATCTTGGTAGCGATGCTCGTCAGGGAGGAGATGACCTGGTCGACACCAGAGATGCTGGCAACAAAGTGGAGCGCTGCACCCACGCGCGAACCAAGGTTCCCGATCGCCTTGAGGATCCTGCCCGGCAGGCCAGAGAAGAAGCCGACGATATTGTTCACGACTGTACGGACGAGCCCGACGGCGCCATTGAAGGCGTTACCGATCGTGGTTCCCACTCCTGACAGGAAGTTGCGGACTGACGACGGGACGAGCTTCCAGAGATTCGAGACGGCATCCCGGGCCCCCTGAACGAGGGGCTCTGCCGCGTGGAAGATGCGGCCGATAGTGCCGGGCACCGAGGCGATGAAGGCACCGATCTTCCCGGGGACACTGATGAAGAAGTTGACGATCCTGCCCACGATGCCCCCCACAAGCGGGGCGGCCTGCTGGAAGAAACCAGCGATCTTGGACCCGATCCCATGGAAGAAGCCGAGGATCTGCCCGGGGACATGCTCGATGTAAGCGAGAAGCCCCTTGAGCGCGCCAGCCAGAAGATCGCCCGCACCAGTGAAAGCAGACAGGATGCCCTTGATGATCCACACGCCGACCTTGTCGCGCATGAGGGTCGACGGGGAGTGGATGCCGAAGAAGTTCTGGAAGGCCTTGACGATCTGATCGCCGACCTTCCCGACTGCTGTCTCGAATCCCTTGACGTTGTCGCTGCCAACCAGGCCGGCGACGATCCCGTCGATCATGTCTTTGCCGAGCTTTTTCAGGCCACCCTTGGTGATGAAGTCGGCACCCGCTTTGACGAAGCCGGTGAAGAAATCGCTGATCGCCTTACCGACGATCCTCGCCCCATCCCGGATCGTCTTCCCCGTGTCATCGTTGAACTTGTTCAGACCAGTGGAGACCGAGTCGTTGAACTTGGTGATCGCATCGCCAGATGACTTCGCCCCATCCCGGATCGTCTTACCCGTATTGGTGTTGAACGAGTCCAGAGCATCGCCTACCGACTTCATCCAATCCCGGGCAGGAGCGAACGCGGAGTCGAGGGTTCGGCCGATCAGGTCGTTGAGATCCTTCCCAAGAGTGCCGAAGAGGTTGCCGAACCCGATGAACAGATTGACGACCAGGTCAGCGACATCCTTGCCGAGCTTCGAGAGAGCCTTGTTCGCGTCCTTCGAGTTCGTTGAAGTGAGCGCGGTGAGCAGGTCGACGACGATTTTGATGATGTCGCCGGCCACCTTGAACAGGGGGCGCATTTTGACCATGCTGTTCACGAAGTCGGCGAAGCCCTTGAGCATGGCGGGCAGAAGGGGGATCAGATCGTCGATCGGCTTAATGAGCTCAGGGAGGTTCTTGACCAATTCCTTGATTGTGGGCACCAGGGCGGAGAAGGTCTTCCCGATCCCCTTGATCAGGGTGGTTGCGAGAGGGGTGGCAGCCTTGACGATGTCACTGAGGATGGGTCCGAGGGTCTTGATCCCGGAGTCGATGACGTCGTGGGCTGTCTTCGCAAAATCGGTCATCGGCCCCTTGTTGTTAGTGAAGGCCTTGCTGATCTGGTAGAGGGCATCAGCTACCAGGCCAAGCGGGTTGAGCCCGCTGAGGATGTTGACCATGTCCTTGAGCCCGGGGAAGGTGGCAGACATTGTGCCGAGGAAGTCGCTGAGGTTCTTCACGGCTGACGGGGTAACCATGCCTGCGACAGCCTTGCCGGCGTCAGCGAGCAGCTTGATCAGGGGTCCGGCCAGGGTATTCAGGTGGCCGAAGAAGACCTCGAGGGCTTTCTGTCCAGTGCTGCTAGACAGGTATTTGTTGAACTGACCGAAGGTCTGATCGAGGAATCCGGAGAATCGTTTCAGGCTGGGCAGGGCTGCGACGAAGATGGTCCCGAATGCAGCGGTCAGCTGCAGGACTGCATCACCCAGAAGCCGAAGCACAGGCTTGAACCCGTCGAGCAGAGTCAGGATGGTGTTGAGGCCCTTCGCCGAGGTGAGCCCCTTGATCATGGCGTCGAAGAATCCGTGGACATCCAGAGCGATCCCGTGAAGTCCTTTGCTCAGGACTGGGATCAGCTTGGAGTTCAGCTGCAAGATATCCCCCTGCAGCCCGGCGAAGATTGTCCCCTGGATTTCCTTCTTGATCTCCTTGAATGAATCACGGAGGGTCTTGAGCGCTCGGCCAGCAGGGAGCGCGGCAGGTGCCACCTTGGTGAGGTCGCCATTCATACCCCGGATACCAGCGACAGCGACGGCAACACCAACACCGAGGGCCAGGGCGCCAGCCCCGAATACGGCCAGGGAGGATCCCGCGACAGAGCCGAGGGTGGCAATGGAATCAGCCAGGGCGATGAACAGGCCGATCAGGAGTCCAATGATACCGACGGCACCCACGCCACCACCGCCCCCGGCACCACCGCCACCGAGAGTACCGAGAGTTCGCACGAAACCGAAGACTCCTACGGTTGCAAGACCGACAGGGCCAAGCAGCGTCTTGAACCGATCACCCAGATCACGCAGCGCGGTCAGCCCGTCAGAGCGGATGGTGCGGGAAAGACGAGTGACCCCCGTACGGGTGGCCTCGAAGATCGGGGACTGGAACAGCCCACGGAGGCGGCCGAAAGAACGGGTGACCGTCTGCTCATCCTGGATGAGCGGTGCCGGATCAAGCGGGCGGTTCCGGCGGAAGTAGCTCCCCAGTCCAGAGAAGCTACTCCGGAAGTCGGCGAGGTTTCGCTGGAAGCGGTTGACCGCAGGGCCAGCCTCCTCGAGCGAGTTGATGAGCTCAGTCCGAATCTGCC